GGCCAAGCAGTGTATCGGGTATCTCGACCTCGGCTCTGACCGTTCACTGGTTGCCGGTTCACTGACGATCACCATGAACGCATCAGGCATCCTCTCACTGTCGCAGGCTTAAGCCATGATTACTCGCGACGAAATCCTCGCAACGGGGTTGCCGCTCGACGATCATGGAGCGTTAGCTGAAGCCCTGTCGGTCGGTCGGACGAAGGTAGTCACTTCCCCGATCGGTATCGGCACTGTTCTGGCTGCAATGGCTCCGTCTGGTGGCGACTTCCTGAACGCGCTTGAGTCAATGGGCGCAATAGATAGCAATGTCAAATGGGCGCTCAAGATGATTGAGCAAGGCACGTTTGACGTTGGGCATCCGGTCACTCGGGCACAGTTGCAAGCGTTTGCGGTCGCTGTTCCTACGATGGTAGCAGGGATTGATGCGCTGTTGAATGTGGCGCTCGTTCCTGACGTGGTAACTGAGCATGATATTCGCTGCGCCATCTATGACCCGCTCACTGGAGAACTCATAAATGGCTAGTACGCATACCTCAAGAACCATGATCGCTCTGAGTGCCAGCAATATCGGCATCAGTACGGCGGTCAATGGTACAGAAGTGAACCTATCAACTGCCTACGGTGGATTGGGTACGGTGACATTATCGCTTCCCGGCAGTGCGCCAACGACTGCACCAAAGATCCAGTTCTATGTGGGCGAAGCAACAACCAAGAAACGATTGCTTTATCAGGCAACAGGTAGCACCGTTTCTGGTGACTACCCAATGGATTTTGTTTGCGACTTTCCTACAGGAACCATGTTTGCAAACGTCACCGTAACAGGGGGTGCAACCAGCGCCATTACAGCAGAAGCCTACCTACAAGAGCTAACGACAATCTAATATGTCGATTCGCTACACTCAGCCGCAGAATGGCCCCTCGCTGATCGATTGGAGCAATCCGATTACTCGCGGTGTTGTTTTTGCACTGCCATTTGGACGAAGAGAAGCGGTAAACGGAAAGACCGGAACCGCATCAGGAACGGTAGCGCAAGGCATTACGTCAAGAGGATTGGCGGTAAAGCTGAACGGGTCAAGCTATCTGGATTTCGGATCAACTCCGTTTATTGATCCTACTGGCCCTTTTACGATCAGCCTGTACGAAGAGACAATAACTGCACAGGCATATTCAACGCTGCTCAGTCTGCCTTGTGGAACAAATCAATTAACGTGGTTGCGTGGTTCTTCTGCTGGTTACTATTGCGCTGTTGGAAAATCAAACGGAACGGCTGCATTATTTGCTGGTACTGGTGCGCAAACATCTGGCGAAAAGAAACGGTTTATCTTAACTGGCACGGCATTAAATAATTACGCCACTTACCGTTTGTGGATGGATGGCGTTGAACTAAGTAGAACAACACAATCATTTGGAGCTATTGCAACCGGCAATACAAAGATTGGTCAGGATGGCGTAGATAATCCATTCAACGGGAATGTTCAAGATGTGATTTTCTGGAATCGCTTGCTTAATGAGTCTGAGTTAGCATCCATTACCGCTAACCCGTGGCAAATCTTCGCCTCTGTCCGTCGCCAGTTGTTTGTGCCGACTGCTGGTGGTGGGGTAACAGTCTCGGCTAACCTCGGCACTGCGGATGCCGCTGGATTAACTGCCAGCATCTCAGCCAGCAGTCCAGTCACCATCTTGGCTAACCTCGGCACCGCATCCGCAACAGGTTTAGCGGCAACGCTCACACAGGCAACCACCGTATCAGCCGCGCTTGGCACTGCAACCGCATCAGGTTATCAAGCTACTGTCGCGCAAGCTGCAACCATATCCGCATCGCTCGGTACAGCTGCAGCATCAGGTTATCAGGCCTCAGTATCTTCAACCGGTGCTGTCGTTATCAATACCAACCTCGGCACGGCATCAGCATCGGGCTATCAGGGTAACGTCAATGGCTCGACAACGATCACCGCTTCGCTTGGTGCGGCAACTGCTGCGGGGCTAACCGCTGCGCTTGAAGTCGCTTACACACTGGCAGCGAATCTCGGCACAGCCGATGCGACCGGCAAGACAGCAACGATCACTGCCAACGAAACGCTGGCGGCAACTATCGGTCAGGCGATTGCACAGGGTTACACGGCAACGATCAGTAGCGCAGTGCCGACTATTGGGCGCCCATCCTCAGACATAAGCGCAGGTGCTTGGGTTCCTTCTACAGGCTCAACGCTCTATCCGATGCTTGACGAAGAAACCCCGGATGATCTGGACTACATCTCAACCACGACGCTCAACACTACCTGCAAGCTGAACCTGAACGCGACTCAATACCCCGGCTCGGCATCGCAGCAGCTATCTGTAAGGGCTTCTAGCTCCACTGGCAACGGTTTAAGGATAGTCCTCAAAGACGGCGCAACGACCGTAAAGACGCAAGACCTGACCCTTACGCCGACGCTGACCACCTACCCACTTACCCTGACCGCTGGCGAGATTCTGAATATCTCCACTGGTGTTCTCACTGTTGAAATGACTTCCATTTAAGGAGCAATACCCATGTCAATGTCCAATGCCTCAGAAACAAACCTGCTGCTCCTGTTGTTCAACAATACCGATTGGGCAAACATCGGTGACGCCGCTGGCCTTCAGAATAGCGCCACTGCTGGCTCATTCCATGTTGCACTGCACACAACTGATCCGGCAGACGCTGGCAATCAATCTACTAATGAAATCGCTTACACAGGCTACGGTCGTGTTGCAGTCGCTCGGTCGGCTGGTGGCTTCACTGTATCGGGCGCTCAGGTATCCAACACGGCAACAGTCCAGTTTGGCGAATGTACCGCTGGCTCGGCTTCCGCTGGCTTCTTCTCGGTGGGTCTAGCAGCTTCCGGCGCAGGTGACATCCTCTACTCTGGCTCACTGTCTGCGGTTCGTGCGATTAGCGCGGGTATTACTCCGCTGTTCAACCCTGGTCAGCTACAAGGTACGGTCGATTGATGATCGCCTATCGCTGCGCTCATTGCGGGGAGCCTCTCTTAGAAGGAGAGGTTTGCCCTAACCACCCCGATGGAATAGTTGAGGCTTACGAAGATGGCAATCAAGAGCCTATCTGACATCAACGCAGCGTTTGATGCGGGGCGTTTCCATGTGCAACGCTTCCAGAAGAACGCAGGTACTGCTCATGCGAAGGTGTGGGCTGATCCTTCCTATGCGTCTGGGCAACCGCCTTACGATGCACGAGTAGGTACGGCAGCAACCTTTACCCCTGCCATTGCTCAGAAGAACGACGCAATCTACTTTCCGGGTATAGCGGCAGGGATGGAACGGTATCTGGTCGAAGCGCAGGTAAGGACGGATCAAGGAACATACAACGGCCCGATCAACATGCAGTTCTTTGACCTGATCGGTTATTACCCGCTGATTGATGGCGACTCAGGTGATCTTCAAGACTGCACCAATGACGTAACCTTACCGCGCTATACCAATGGGGTTGGGGTTCATATGGTGATGGTCAATCACATTGCCCCTGCATTGCAGAATGGTTTGACCACAATCAACTACACCAACTCAGACGGGGTTGATAAGTCAGTCACTGTGGATATTCCCAACAACGGGCAGAACCTCGTTTGTTCTGGTTGTGCGAATGTGGTCGGTAACGTTTCCAGCACGATAAACATCCCCCTCGCTAGTGGTGATAAAGGTGTTCTGCGGATCAACTCTATCCAGCACGCAACCGTTCCAGGTGGGCTGCACTGTATCTACCTCGTCAAGTTCCTCGGTTCTATGGTCTTGGGCGATAACTTGGTCACTGCTGAAAAGTCATTCATCACTGGTAAAGGCTTTGCTCCACCACGTATTTACGATGGGGCGTGGGTTGGCTGGTTTGACAGCATCGCATTAGGCACAACCGCCCGTTCCGTTTCGTGGTTCGGCAATCTCACTTTCGCATGGAGCTAACATGGCTATTCAATCCATTGACAATCTAATCTCGGCAATCTCCGCAGGTAAATCTACTCGCTACGACTGGAATAAGGTTTCCACCGTGGCAGCTACCCTTGGCGGCTCGTTTGATATGTCAGCTCAAGCGGCGCTCCCTGTTGCGAATGCGTGGGCAGGTACGGCACTCAACTGGCGCGGCTGTGATGAAACAACCGGCAACGGCACACAGATTTTCGGCATTCCTCACGGTGGCAATGTGTCGCCTGACATCAAGCACCTGTTGAATATGAACGCTTGGGGTACAGCAGCTACCGCAGTGCCGGGTACGCTAACCTTGGTGGATATGCAGGGCTATTTCCCCGGTATCACTAACAACTCAGCAACCGCACAAACGTTGGTTGGCACGCCTACGCTGCGTTATACCAATGGCGAAGGGGTCAGGGCTTACATGGTGCAAACCGTTGCCTCTGGAGCTACGGCACAGAACTTCAACATGAGCTACACCAACGCCGCCAGCACCGCAGGCCGCACCATGCCGGCTACTGTAGCCTGTACCGCATCCTCAGTGATTAGCCGGATCAATCATTCCGGGGTCGCCGCCAATAACTACGGGCCATTTCTTCCGCTGGCATCCGGCGATACCGGCATCCGCTCGGTGCAAACGGTCACGATGTCAGCAGCCAACACGGGAACCTTCGCGCTTGTACTCGCTCGGCCTCTAGCTTCTATCACCCTGTCGGTGGCTGGTCTGATGACCGAGAAGGATTTGCTCAACCAGATTCCCAGTCTACCCGTTATCAAAGACGGTGCATGTCTGGTCTGGATTTGGAATGCTGGTGCAGCAACCGCCACAGCAACGACCCTCGCGGGTGGTGTTGAAGTAGTCTGGGGCTAATCATGGCTCTCTGGCCTAACGGACGGTACATGACACGCTCAACCTATAAAGGGTTCGGCGTGGCTCCCGGTGCGGATGCTTATATCCAAGGGCAAGGCGACAGGATGAATCGCTTTACGGGTTCAACCTACGCCAAGACCGCATCCACCCCTGACGGTTACGGCATGAAGGGGTATGTTCCTCCACTCAAGGCTGGGTCAATGTCGACCCTGACCAAGATCGCTGATGTCGGTGGAACGAGCAACGTACTGTCTGGTGGCCCGATGATCGGCACTGGTGAAGTAGCAACCTTCACGGACTCCGCTGGCTTGTCGATGGTTGTCAGCATGTCAGCCAACGTGTCGATGATAACGTTCTCGGCCAGCGGTATTGTTCTCGCGCTAACTATTGGCTTGAGCGGTACGGCAGAATGGACGCTAACCGGAACCTCTGGCTTGTCCATGACCGTTCCCGTTGAAGGTACGGGTTCAGTGGCGTCACTAACAGGAACCTCAGACCTTCGTGGCATCTTAAGCATGGCCGGGGAATGGACACCATTTACTGAACTAAGTCCTCAAGGTCTGGCAAGTGCAGTATGGAACTCTCTCCTATCTGAATATCAAATCACAGGCTCGGCAGGTAAAGCACTCTCTACCGCTTCAAGTGGTGGCGTTGATCTCGTCGCGCTGGCTCAGGCAATACTAGATGCAGCAGAAGTCACGCCGATACACGCCAATATCAAAGAGGTGAACGACATAACTGTTATTGGTACAGGCGCAGCTGGAGATACTTGGGGGCCGGTGTAAATGGCATCTGTCTGGGGTGATAGTTGGGGTAATTCTTTTGGTGACTCATGGGGAACACGTTCCACTGTTGTCACTGAACTGAGGGTTAGTTGGCTCCAGTTTGACACTCAGGCAACCCCTTGCGACGTCAAAGTATCGTGGGTTCAGTTCGATACCCACGCAGTACCGTGTGACACCAAAGTTTCTTGGGTGCAGTTCAACACCCGAGCCAAACCTGAAGAGTCTAGCGCAAAGTCGGGCTACAACCGCCTGTTCTACTATCAGCTTCAAGAAGCTTATCTGGAAGAGCTGGCGGCTAAGGACAAGAAGACTGAAGCGAAGGTTGTTGAGGTCAAGAAAGCTAAACGTAAAGAGGTTGAAAAGCTTGCAAACCCCCAAGTAAACACTCGTCCTTCAGTCCCCAGACGTACCGAGCCGAAAATCCCCTTGGTGCCACTTAGAACCGCTAAAACTAGCGCTCCCGTACTAACTTACGAACTGCCTAGAATCTGGCAAATAACCCAGGAGTTACGTGTTATACGTGCTAGATGGGGTATAATGCAAGTAGCTTCACATCAACTTGATGCCGTCAATGACGAGGACGACATTGAACTATTACTTCTCGTCGCATAGGAGCTAACATGGGTTCACTGGCAAAGCAACTTGGCGGTCAAAGCCAAGTTAAGTGTTTCAAGAAAGGCGGGATGGTTCACGACGACGTCAAGCAAGACAAGACGCTCATCAAGAAAGCCCTTAAAGAAAAAGGTCTCAAGTGTGGTGGAAAGGTTAAGAAATAATGGCACAGTTCAATGTTACTTACTCCAACGGTGAAGAGCGCATAGAGAACGAGTCTAGCGCAGAAACTGTTGAACAGTTCATCAATATTCGCTTTGGTAGCTGCGACACCTCGAAAGTCAAAGTTACTTTGGTGGGTGAAGAATCCCCGGCTCCTAAGAAAACACCCAAGAAATAATGTCTGATCGCTTCTTCCTGACTTACATTGGTGAGCTACAACTGGCGCTAAAGAACCTGTCGGACGACTTACTTGTAGCCAACCTAGACTCATTGTATCACGCAGGTAAACTACAAGGTAAGGCCGAAGGTATTCGCTTTGCGCTAGATGTACTCACTAACAAACTGGAAGAGATGGACAAGTAAGTCAAGCTGTCTCACTTCTCGACGGAGAAGGAAGTGTGCTCCACGCTTCACGAGACAGCCCCTTAAAGTGGAGCATTAGGAGAATCGTATGATTCCAGCATCAAAGCTAGAAGACGCATTTCCCGTAGTCGACCCCGGCGTACATCCGTTAGGTACCCGTGTGCTTATCCAGTTGCGTACCGTGCGGTCTAAGACCACCTCTGGTATCGTATTGGTAGAGGACACCAAACAGTTCAACAAGGTCACTACCCAGTTGGGTAAGGTCGTTGAAATTGGTCCCATCGCTTTCCGCAACCGTGAGAACGGTAATCTTTGGCCTGAGGGAGTGTGGGCGCGTCCCGGTCACTATATCCGCTTACCCAAGTACGGTGGTGACCGTTTCGAACGCAAGATTCCAGGTACCGAAGACACAGCGCTCTTCTGCCTTTTCCAAGACCACGAAATCATTGCACGCGTCGATCCTGATGCGTTTGAAGAACTTGACGACATACTTTAAGGGGAACTAGAATGGCTGAACAAGACATTGAAATTGACATCGAATCTGGTGAGGAGAAGATCTCCGAAGCAGTAAATGATAAAGAAGAGCTGGACGACTCTGAGACTTCCTCCGACGATAGTGAGCCCCCACTGGCTAGTGAGTCCGGTGACAAGGAGCTCAACGACGCTGATGATGATGAAGAGCGTGAAGCAATCCGCGCCCGTCGCCGCGAGGAACGCAAGCACCGCAAAGAATCCCAGCGTAACCGTGAAGACACACTTCGTCGTGAGTTGGCTTCACGAGATGCTATCATCAACGAACTTCGTGGTAAGGTTGATGGTATTGAGCGCCGCAACACTGGTTCTGAAATGGCTCAACTGGAAAATGCCAAGAAGCAAACGGCACAGTCCTACGCCTTCTTCAAAGATCAGATCCGTATTGCCACTGAAGCAGGTAACGGAGCCGCTGTGGCCGATGCTACTGAGAAGCTTATCCAGTCACAACGCAAGTTCGACGAACTGGTGGGTATTGAAAGAAATCTCAAACAGCGCCAGTCCACCCCACAAGCTCTAGATCCCCGACTGATCTCCAATGCTCAGAAGTGGATGGAGCGAAACTCCTGGTATGACGCCTCAGCTTCTGATCAAGACTCTGAAATTGTCATGAAACTTGACCAGCGTTTGGCACAGGAGGGCTGGGATCCTACTACCTCTCAGTATTGGGAGGAACTTGACTCCCGAGTTAAAAAATACCTGCCACACCGTGTAACTCGTGATAAAATTACCAGTAACAAGCCTCGGTCTGTGGTTACTGGGTCGGGACGTGAAAGCGGTAACAGCGGTAATTCAGGCTCTTACAAGCTCTCAGCTGACAGAGTTTCGGCTCTGAAAGATGCGGGTATTTGGGATGACCCTAAACAACGTGCTGAAGCCGTGAAGCGTTTCAGAGATTACGATAAACAGAATCAAGGTTAAAGGAGCGATCTGATGAGCGATAACAAATTTACTGGTGGCGACGACAGACTGAAAAAGTCTACTGCTACACCCGTTCGCGGAGATCGCGTAGAGGCTGACGCCTCACGCACCCAAACTGATGGTACCGCAACGACCCTAGAAGAACGACGCCGCATGATTCGTTCTGAGTGGGCTCAGGACGTGTTACCTAACCCGCCGAAGGTTGAAGGTTGGCATTATTGCTGGCTTTCCACGAGCAACTCTACTGATCCAATCTACAAGCGGATGCAGAAGGGTTACGTGCCTGTGAAAGTCAACGAGATTCCCGGCTTCTCCCAGTACACGGTAAATGAGGGTGAATTTGAAGGTTGCGTTGCATGTAACGAGATGCTTCTGTTTAAGATCGAGGAAGAGCTCTACCAGGAAATCATGAATGTTTTCCACTACGAGCGCCCGATGGAAGAAGAAGAGATCCTACGTGCGAATGCGGCTGAAAACATCTCTCAACAAGACAGTAACGGAAAGAATCTGGGTCAAGTGGAAGGTTTCGACTCCCTTGCCAGACGAGTCCGTCCCGCCCATTTCGCTTAAAGGAAGTAAATTATGGCAAACGTCGCCGCTCCTTTTGGTTTTGCACTGCGTAAGCACCCTACGGGCATTTCCCGTGCTAACGCATACACCATTACCAACTCTTACAACACCGCCATCGGTTATGGTGACGCAGTCACCCTGAACACTGACGGTACCCTCAACCTTGGTCCCGCTGGTACCACCGACCTCATTGGTATCTTTGCTGGCGTCCAGTACAATGATGCCACCGGTAAGCCGACCATCTCCAAGAACTGGCCGGGTGCTGTCACTGGCGCTACCAACATCGTCGCTTATGTGTACGATGATCCGGATGAAGTCTACGAAGTTCAGGTTTCTGGTGCTGCTTCCACCTACGTACAGACCGCCATTGGTGCTCAGGCTGACTTGGTTGCTGGTACGGTTAACGCCGCCACTGGTCAGTCCACGATGTCACTGAACCTCACGTTGAAAGCTGCTGCTGCTCAAGGTCAATTCCGTATTATCGGTTTTGGTCCGGAAGGCATCTACGATGCAACCAACAACACCATCCCAACTGTTCTCGTACAAATTGCTCAGCATGTGTACGTGGTCAATAAAGCCGCCATCTAAGGAGTATTGAAATGGGTGCAATTATGCGTAGTACTCAGTTTCGCTCCATCGTTGAGCCGATCCTGAACCAATCTTTCGACGGCGTGTATGACCAGCGTACCGACGAATACAAGCAAATCTTCACCGAAGAAAACGGTACGCCACGCGCTTACCACGAAGAAGTTGTCCTGTACGGTATGGGCGCTGCACCGATCCTCCCGGACGGTCAGGCTATTACCTATGACGAAGGCGGTCAGTTGTACGTCAAGCGTTACACCTACGACGTCTATGGTCTGGCTTTCGCTCTGACCAAAGTTCTTGTTGAAGACGGCGACCACATCCGTGTCGGTTCCACCATGTCTAAGCACCTTGCTCAGGCTATGGACGAGACCCTGGAAACGGTTACCGCTAACCACTTGAACCGTGCCTTTACTGCCTCGTATGCTGGCGGCGACGGTGTTGCTCTGATTTCTGCTTCACACCCGGTTATCACTGGCGTTCAGTCTAACGTCCTTACCTCTGCCGCTCTGTCGCAGACCTCTTTGGAACAGTCTCTGATCCAAATTCGTCAAGCTCAAGACAGCCGTGGTAAGCGTATCCGTTTGACGCCGAAGAAGCTGGTTGTGCATCCGTCCAACATGCTGCAAGCCGAAGTCCTGTTGAAGTCCGTCCTTCGTGCCGGTACCAACAACAACGACCTGAACCCGATCAAGTCTTCCAGCTCACTGGTTGACAAGGCTGTGGTTCTGAGCCGTTTGACCTCGCCGAATGCTTGGTTCGTTCAGACCGATGCTCGTGATGGTTTGAAAGTTCTCTGGCGTCGTAAGCTTGAAAAGGCTATGGAAGGTGACTTCGAGACCGACAGCGTTCGCTACAAGTCTACCATGCGCTTCGGCTCTGGTTGGACCGACTGGCGCAACATGTTCGGCAACGCTGGCGTATAATTTTGAATCTCCGGGGGTCTAGGCTCCCGGACTTTTAAGGAGATTCAAATGGGTACATACATGCAAGGCGCTATCTCTCAAGGTAGCACCCCAACTCCGGCTCGTGATGCTGGTTACAGTCTGGTCAGCAAGACCGTACCGATGCAAGCCGCTGTACTGGCTAACGTCGATGTTACGACTTACCTGCCGGAAGGTGCGCAGATCGTTGACATCATCATGGACACGCTTACCGCTCACACCTCAGCTTCCGCCGCAATCTCTATTGGTACCTCTTCAGCTACCGGTACTGAAATTGCTTCGGCTACTACGGTGACGACTGGTGTTCGTATTCGTCCGACGTTCACGGCTGCTCAGCTTACTGCCATCAACAACTTGGTGCGCAACTCGAGTCAAACCGACGCAGCGATCTATATCCGTATGGCACTTGGTACTCCGACCGCAGTGGGTCTTACCAATGTGATCTTCGTTTATTCGCTGAAAACGCAGTAATAAGTTAGAATAGGGGAACTTCGGTTCCCCTAATTCAAGGAGTTGTTATGAGTGTTGAGAAAATCGGTTATTTTAACCAAGCGACAACTGCTGGCGCTATCATCAAAACTGGTCCTGCTGGACTGTTCGGGATTATCTCCACCGTGACTGGTGGTGCTGTCACTATCTACGACAACACATCTGCCACTGGTACGATTCTTTTTACTAAGACCCTAGCTGTAGGTGACGTTATTCACTTCGGTGGTCTTGGGCTTGCTGCTAAGAACGGTCTGTTTATTGTTGTAACGGGTACGGTCAACGTTCTTTACACCTAAGAGGAAGTCATGACAACCTCTGGAACCATCGGCACAACTACGATAAACACGGCGAAGTTGCTTGAGAAAGCTATTCGTCGTTGTGGTTTGTCGCCCCAAGCACTGACCCCCGAGACGGTAGAAACCGCCAAAGAAGACCTGTACATGCTCCTGTTGAGCTTGACAAACCGGGGTCTTAACCTTTGGTGTATTGATCGCAAAGTGCTTCCGCTCAAGGAAGGTCAAGCTACCTATGTCCTGCCGGTAGGTACGTTGTCTATTCTCAATCTACTGCATTCAAACTCAGTTCGCCCGGACTACACTGCGGTCGACACGACCACTGAATACACCGCGACAGTTGATGCTTCCGTTGTACGGTATGGTGTGAAGTTCAGTGTTCAACCCACCTTACCGGTGGTCTTTGAGTATTCAAATGATGCTGGGGTTACGTGGAACACTGTCAAGTCTGTTGCAGTTTCTGAGCTAAACGCTGTTGGATACTACACTTGGTTTGACGCACCGGCTATCCTTACGGGTAACATATTCCGGTTGTCTTCCGTTACGGGCACGGTAACTGACCTGTTCCTGTCAACTAACAACCGTGAAATTGTAACGTCGCCATTCAACCGTGACGATTACGCAAACCAACCAAACAAGAACTCTCAGTCAGGTACAGTCACTAACTACTACTTTGAAAAGCTGGTTGATCCGCAGGTCACTGTTTGGCCCGTACCTATTGCAGACACGAACCAACTGGTACTGTTCCGTCATCGCCAGCTACAAGACATCGGCACGTTGACCGACACCTTGGAACTACCTGCTCGGTGGTTGGAATCTATCACTTGGCAACTGGCTGTACGTCTATCGTTTGAGCTTCCTGGTATTGACCCCGCTCGTCGTGCTGAAGTAGTGCAAATGGCTGGTACAATGGTCGCAGAAGTTGAAACTGGTGAGAATGACGATGCACCAATTTACTTCCAACCGAACATAGGTGTGTACACTAGATAATGGGTCTCTATCATCCAGTCTCCACTAAAGGCTCAGCAGCGATTGCAATATGTGATCGCTGCAAGATGCGCTTTAGCTACGACGACTTACGTGCTGATGGTAATTCACCGGGGTTACGGGTATGTGAAGACTGTTGTGATGTGAAAGACCCGTGGCGCTTACCTGCTAGGCAGACAGAAGTGATCAACTTAAGATACCCACGACCAGAACAAGACTTGGAGTAATACATGCCAGCTGCAATGACTTATGATTCATTATTGCAAGATTTGCAAGATTATTGCGAACGAGATGATACTCCATTTATATCCCAGCTTCCTCGCTTTGTGATGATGGCAGAGAACCGTATTGCCTCGGAAGCCAAACCCTTCGGATTTATGAGAACGGTGTCGGGTACACTTAGCCAGAATGTGCTTGCTAAACCTGTTCGGTGGCGTAAAACCAAGTCCTTTAGCTTGGTTGTTGGTGCTGAGCGTAAATACCTATATGAACGCGGTTATGAGTTTCTTAGAAGCTACTGGCCGGACGCTTCTAAAACTGATCAACCCTACTATTATGCTGACTATGACTACGAGCATTTCTTTGTAGTCCCGACACCGAACATGGGCTACATGTTTGAGATCCAGTATTACGAGCGCCCTGAACCTTTGAGCACAAAGAACCAAACTAACTGGACAACTCAGTACGCGCCACAGGTTTTGCTGTATGCTTGCTTACGTGAGTGTATGCCTTTCCTCAAGACTTCCGAGCGTATCGCGGAATTTGATGCCCTCTACACAGCGGCGTTTAGTGCTATAATTAAAGAGGACGGTGAGCGCATGGCAGACGCCGCCTTGACACGGAGCTGATATGATAGAGCTATATACTCTAGAAAACCTTGGTAGTGAGGTAAGCTACGTTGGTCAAACCTCTCGCAATAATTACGGTAACGGTAGGATAATCACGTCTGCAAAACGTAAGTACGGTAAAGACTTTTTTACAAAGACTGTTCTGACTTCCACCTTGTCCGATACGACCGCTGACTTTTTGGAAAAGTTCTTCATAGGTGTTTATCGCAACTCTGTAAAAAATTACAATATTTCAGACGGTGGGGTATTTGGGTGTAGAGGTTACAAACATACAGCTGAGCATATTGCCAAGATTACGGGTAACAAATATGCGTTAGGTTCTGTTAGAAGTAATAGCCACAAGTTAGCGGTGTCTAGGGCTATGTTAGGTAATACGCACACTGTGGGTTATATACCAACGGAAACCACACGAAAAGCCATTAGCGCTGCTAATAAAGGCAAAGTTGGATATATGTTGGGTAAGACCCACTCACCTGAAACCAAAGCAAAGATATCACAAGCCTTGGTGGGTAGGGTACTGAAACCCATGTCAGTTGAAACAAAAGCAAAGCTGTCAGCTATTACAAAAGCTCAAATGACACCTGAAGCAAGAGAACATTTACGTAGCTTGAACCTAGGTAAGACTCTTTCTAACGAAACAAAAGCTAAAATTCGAGATTATACTATAGCTATGAACAATAACCCAGAACATAAAGCTAAGGTTAGTTTGGCGGTTAAAGGGAGCAAATGGATGAATAAGGACGGTATTCGTAAACGGGTTCTAGCTCAAGAAATAGATACATTGTTATCTGCTGGGTGGGTTTTTGGGAGAAATGTATGACGTATACTTCGGTTTTTGGAAACCAAACGCTTCCACCAGCGGAGTATGGTTTTTCGTCTTTAACGCTTACTACCGACCTCACGGTTGTCTGGCCGTATAATGCTGACAGTACGTCTTCGGCTATTGCTAAGATCACCGAGATCTCCTGTCTAGCCGGTAACGCTTTGACCTTACCCTCGGCTATGGAAGTGTCTGTAGGTGAAGACTTTCTGATTCGCAATACGGGTTCAGAGACACTGATTGTCAAGGATAATGCTGGTACGCAGATCGCTACGGTGGCTATCGGTGCTGCCAGCTACTTCTACTTGGTCAACAACACGACCGATTCCGGGGTGTATGGTGTTATCGGTTTTGGGGTAGGTACCTCCACGGCTGACGCCGCTTCACTGGTAGGTTACGGTATCAAAGCTATCGGTGCTTCACTCAACCAGTCGCACCCAGTTATCCCCGTCGCCTCCAGTACAGCGATTGACGGTACTTACCGCGCCAAACTGGTATCATTCACCGGTGGTACGGGTACATTCTCATTAACGTCTGCGGCTACATTGGGTGACGACTACTTTGTCATGATTCGCAACAACGGTACAGGCACCTTGACGATTGACCCCGCCAGTAGCGAAACGGTCGATGGTCAGAGTACTTTACAAATTCAGCCGTCAGAATCACTGATGTTGATTAGTACAGGTACGCAGTGGTACTCAGTTGGCTATGGGCGCTCCACCTTGTATCAATTCACCCAGCTAACCAAGGATGTTTCTGCCGGTGGCACCTTTACCCTTACCGCAGCAGAAGCCTCTAACAAACTGCTTACTTTCATTGGCAATCCTGCTTCGGCAGTAACTATCATCGTTCCATCAGTTGTTTCAGTCTACTACACCTATTCTAACATATCAACTGCTTTCTCCATAACCGTTAAGACCTCGGCGGGTTCAGGTACTACTGTTCCACGGGGCGCACGCATCATTGCTATCTGCGACGGCACGAACGTGATGTCAGCTCAGTCTGCTGTGGCGAATAGCTCGGTATCATTGACAGATGGTAGCGTCTCGGTTCCTGCTCTGTTCTTCAGTAGTCAGACTAACACCGGCTTGTTCAAGTACAGTACCAACGGTCTAGGTTTCGCGGTCAATGGTGTTGATATAATGCACTTGGCACCTACAGGCGCTACGGTTACGGGTGCTTTAGATGTTAGCGGTGGGCTTACCCTGGGTACACCCCTGCCTATTGCTAGCGGTGGCACAGGGGCAACTACAGCCAGTGCAGCGCGTACCAACCTCGGTGTCCCCTCAAGCACTGGCGGGGGAGCATCTGGAACCGGCTGGGCAATCAGTATTACCGGATCTGCAGGTAGCGCAGGAACTGCTACCACAGCAGGAAATGTTACAGGTACGGTGGCCGTTGGTAACGGGGGAACTGGCGCGACAACGCTCACTGGCATCCTGAAGGGGAACGGCACATCTGGAGTTACTGCAGTAACCGCACCATCTGGGGCTATCGTCGGAACCACGGATACTCAGACGCTGACGAACAAGACGCTAGGCGCTACCTGTAATGTGTCAGCGGCGGTAGGGCAGATGTCCTCGTTTCGCAATAAACTGATAAATGGCAATTTTGGTATCAACCAGCGCGCCTATGTGTCTGGCGCAGCGACCGGCGCGGCTAATCAATATACGCTTGATCGCTGGCGCGTTGTTACTTCCGGGCAAAACCTTACATTCTCGGCATCGGGTAATGGTAATTCGGTCACGGCACCCGCTGGGGGCATTGAGCAAGTCATTGAAGGGGCAAGCATTGAGGGTGGTATTTATACGCTTTCATGGACTGGCGCTGGCACGGCATCGGTAAATGGTACGTCCATCACTAACGGCGGGCAGACGGCATCGCTAACGGCAGGATCAAACGTCACCATTAAATTTGTTGGGGTCGTCAGCAAAGCACAGTTTGAAATTGGATCAATTGCAACGCCATTTGAGCATCGCCCGATTGGTACTGAGCTTGCCCTTTGTCAGCGGTATTTTGAAGCTGGCACGGCAGGGCGTGGAACTAACTACAGTGCTTCGGCGCAACGAGTTAATGTCCCTATTTACTTCAAAGTGACAAAGCGCGCAATGCCAACGACTACAACTGTCGCAACTGGGGCAACTGATTATGTGAACGATAGTGTGTTAGGTGTTTACGCGTTGTCGGTTGGTGCGGGGGCAGAATATAACCCAGGCGCATATACCGCCTCGGCAGAACTCTAATGCGCTGGATTCTCTACCTCGTTCTCTATATCCCGGTGCAGTTGCTATCGTATCTGATTACGCCGTTGCTGCCGTTGTTCGCAACTATGCAGTACGGGTCGATTGATAACGCGAATGGGTTCGCCTCCGAGCCACGGTTGCCGTCATGGTTGAACTACCTGATGACCCCGGACAACTCTCTGTGGGGCGATAACAACTGGAAGAAAAGCCGGGACGCGACGAGCTACTGGTCAATGGTCGGCTGGCTGTACCGTAACAATCTGTACGGGTTCAAGTGGTCAGTTCTGGCAGCACCGATGATTGGTGAGAAGGTCACTAGAACTGGAGCTTTTCAGCTTGACTACCATACTAAACAGTTCGGCGTTCAACGCTTCACGATGGGTAAGTACTGGCAGTACAAGTGCGTCAAACCATTTATGGGTAAGATCCTGGTACTCAACTTCGGCTGGCTGCTGGATGATTGCTCTCAGAAGCGTGCACTGTTTATGTTTTCACCGAGGTTGAAGTGAGACCAGAAAATGATCCTTCACTAACCGGTGGCGGTGACTGCTTCTCACACTGGCATAGTTCCGACCGCCAAGCAACGCAGGACTTACTGCATGGTCTTCAAGGTACATGCAAGACTAAAACTGTCTCTACTACCTACCAGATAAACCTTGACGACGATGTAATCATGGTTAGTGGTGCAACGACAGTTACGTTACCAAGAGCTAAGAATGGGCAGGAATACACTGTGGTTCGTACAGGTGTTTCCACTGTGACTATCAACACAACTAGTCCAGACACGGTTATGGGGCTTAGTACTTTGAACCTGACAACACAGTGGGCGGCTAGGACATTCAAGGCAATTTCGGGTGGTTGGGTAATCATTAACGGGTACTTATAATGGCTGAAATTAAAGAAGTATCACAGATCACTACGTTGCCGGGTATCAAACGCGACGGTACCCAACTGGACGGTGACAACTACGTAGATGGTCAATGGACTCGCTTCATGCGCGGTAAGCCCAAGAAGATGGGGGGGTATGCCGAAGTAGTCTCACCTATTCCAGGAACGGTACGTGCCTCTTTACTTTGGTCACGAGGCGACTTTAATGGTCTAATCAGTGGTTCGCAGTTCGGTATCACTCAAGCCAATGTGGACGGTAATGGTGGAGCGGGTACTTCTTACGATCGCACCCCGGCTGGGTGGGTGGTCAGTGACGGTTCCTGGACACTGGACACCATGTATGATGATGCGGTTGGTAGCAAGAACACGATCATTGTCGCTCATCGTACCAACTCTATCTCTAAGATTGATGAAGATACCGCGACTCAAGTCTACTTCGGTGTGGCGAATGTAACCACAGTTTTCACCGCTATCACAGGTCTAACGGTCTCTGGTGGTGTGTGTTGTATTGCTCCGTACCTCGTTTATTATGGTTCAGATGGTCTAGTAGGTTGGACAGATGTCAACCAGCCACAAACGCTAACTGGCGGTGATGCTGGTCAAGACCGAGTAACTGGTGCCAAGGTGGTCAAGGGTTTGCCGCTACGCTCGGGGTCAGGTCCAGCTTGCTTACTGTGGTCACTGGATTCTGTTATCCGTATGGATTACGTTGGCGGTAATGCGGTATTCCGGTTCTCTACCATTACCAACCAGTCTTCTATCATGTCACCCAATAGTGTCATTGAGTATGACGGTGATTACTTCTGGGTCGGTATTGACCGCTTCCTAGTCTACACTGGTGGTAAGGTTGCTGAGATTCCTAACCAGATGAGTAAGAACTGGTTCTTTGATAACGTCAACTATGACCAGCGTCAGAAGGTGTGGGCGACCAAAGTACCTCGCTACGGCGAGATCATTTGGTTCTACCCTGAAGGTGAAGCAACTGAATGCAATCGTGCTGTGGTGTTCAATATCAGTGAAAAGACTTGGTACGACTTCGAGTTGTCGCGTACCGCAGGTTATTACTCACAGGTGTTTAATCACCCTGTTTGGGTGGGTGACAGTTCACAACTGTTGCTTCGTATAACTCTAGACACACCTACGGGCAGTTTCGTTGCCAACGACACTATTACGGGAAACACGACTAATGACAATGCAGTGATTGTTAGTGTAGAATCTTCTACCTCCATTGTCGTCAAACCTCTTAGCGTAGGTGCTACCCGTGAAACATTGTTCCAGTTTGCTGAGACGATCAATAACCTGAACCGAGCAGGTACAGGGGTAGTCGCAGCGCTCATACCTTTGAACAGTCACTACATCCACGAAAAAGGTAAGAATGCGGTACTGACCAACTTCGAGAACGCTATTGAAGCGTACTTTGAAACAGGTGACTTCGGTTACCCCACAGGCGGTTCTCAACAGAATGGTATCAAAGGACCGAATCGTTGGACAAGGCTCATCCGAATTGAACCTGACTTTATCATGTCGGGTGACATGACGGTAGAGGTTATTGGTCGGGAGTTTGCTCAAGGGCAAGATACTTACAGCGCCCCATTTACTTTTGGCTCGACTACGGGTAAAATAGACATGAGAGAACAAAGAAGACAGATACGGCTTCGGTTCACAAGCAACACGCTAGACGGGAATTTCGAAATGGGTCGTACGATCCTGCACACCGAACCCGGCGACGTCAGAAGTTAATATGGCTAATTCCTACTCAGGTGTAAATAGTAACCTCGGCGTCAATTCTGTAACGGGTGTCAACTCCGTTATGGGCGCTAACTCTGCCATAGACCCTAACCAAGCGCAGAACCGTTTGGCCGGTCAAACCGTCAACATGGACGGGATGATGGACAAAGGTTATGCATCCTTGCTCATTCCAGAAGTTAATGCGCAAGCGCGTAACAGTTACAATAACGACCGCTACGCCTCTCAAGAGTCGGTCGACGCAGCCGCTCAGAAATACAGTACGCTTGACTTGTCCGGCTGGCTAGACCAATACAAACAGAAGATCAACCCTTATATCTCCGGTTACTCGTCACAGAACCCGACTACGGGATTTGTCAAGCGCGACTACATGGATGATGTAGAGAACGCCCTGTCCACCACGGACACCTT